CCGAGGGCACAGAGAGGGCACCACATGTACGACGTCAGAGAAACGACGTTCAGGACACCGCGCGGGCTCGTGGCACGGATGGCTATCCGTGACGGGACCAACGACTGGAACACACTCGCAGCGTGCATGACCGAGGACGAGTACGGCCTCAAGGACTACGCCTTCACCGGAGCGTGCATCGACATCGGCGGCTATCTCGGCGGGGTCGGTATCGGGCTGGCGCTCGATAACCCCGAGGCACGGGTCATCATCGTCGAGCCGGTCCCCCCGAACGCGGCGTTGATCCGCCAGAACATCGCCCTCAACTCGCTCGAGGACCGGGTGACGCTCATCGAAGGCGTGGCCGGTGGCACCGACCCCATCTCGGTCTGGTATGCCTACCGAGGGACAGAATCAGCCGAGCACCACGCCTTCGTCGGCAACTCGACCCTGGCCTACGACAACGGCGGGGAGCTGGCCCACGACGAAGTGGTGTACGACACGCCGTGGTCCCTGACCGACCTTATGAAGGCACTCAAGGCCGACCGGGTCGACGTGGTCAAGATCGACTGCGAAGGAGGCGAGTGGGTCATCCTCGCCGACCCCGCCGTATCCAGGGTGGACCTCATCGTCGGGGAATCGCATTCGGTCCGAGGGCACAAGGGCTCGGACATCGTCGACCTGTTGGCTGACACGCACGTCGTGACCCTGACCGGGAACCCGGACGACATCGCCGCTGGCGGAACGTGCGGCTTCGTGGCGAGCGTTCGATGAACATCCTCCTCCTCCTCGCCCATTCCATCGAGGAACACGATCAGCTCAAGCTTCTGTCGGAAGCGGGCTACGACGTGTTCAGCATCGGCGGCTATATCAATCCGGGAGCGCCGCATGATCCGAAGCGTCCGGCTCTGCCAGAGGTCCCGTACCACCCGGAGCTACAGGCCGTCGTGGACGCTCTCGGGACCCCGGACAACCTCGACGCCGCCAAGCGCCATATCCCCGACGACATCCTCGACTGGGCCGACGTCATCATTTGCCATCACTACGAACACACATGGCTCGTTCCCCAGTGGGACCGCATCAAGCACAAGCGCGTCATCTGGAGGACGGTCGGGCAGTCGGTAGACGGCAACGAGGCGATGATGGCCCCGCTCCGCAAGGACGGGCTTCAGATCGTCCGCTACTCCCCGAAGGAACGGAACATCCCGAACTTCGCCGGTGAGGACGCGCTCATCCGCTTTTACAAGGACCCCGACGAGTGGCAGGGCTGGACCGGCGAGTGGCCGGGGGTCATCAACATCACCCAGCACCTCGCCCAGCGTGACCCCTACACCAACTACGGCTTCTGGCGGGACGCAACGGCGGGACTGGCCCTACCGAACGGCATGGACGGCCCACCACCCCCGTTCGCGCTACCCCTCGGTCCAGGCTCCGAGGCTATCGGCGGACCGGGCGAGCTGACCTACGACGAGATGAAGGCGTGGCTCAGGCGCGCGAGGGTGTACCTGTACACAGGCACCCAGCCGGCCAGCTACACCCTCGGGCTCATCGAGGCGATGATGACCGGCATTCCTGTCGTGTCCATCGGCCCGTCTCACATGCGGATATTCCCGTACGGGCACCTGATGTTCGAGGGTCACGAGCTCGTGGAGCCGGCCCTCGCAAAGGACGACCCGACTGCGGCGGGAGCGGCGCTGCGGACATTGCTCAACACGGAAGTCGCATTCGCCAGCGCATTTAGCAATCACCAACGCCAGCGGGCCATCGACCTGTTCGGCAAGGACAGGATCAAAGCCGAGTGGAAGGCGTTCCTCGGATGAGCCCGCTAGTCATTGCGGCCGTGGCTCTCATCGGCGGAATCATCGGCGGAATACTGGTCGACTACCGCTTCTGGTGGCGGTTCGTCCAAGAGGTCTACTACCACCACCCCGGCAATCACCTTTGTAGCCAGGTCGGGTGCTGTCGATGAGGGCGCTCGTCGACAGACATCACCACGCCCTCTTCTACAGCCTCCAACTCCTCTTCGACCGGCTCGGCGTCGAGGTCTACACGCCCATCGGGCACGATTGGTGGGACGAAGGCTACTGGCGGTTCGGTGAGGGATACGGCGACGACCGGCTAGCCGCGCAGTTCCTCAACGAGGCCCCGTTCGATAACGGCGGACCCGGCGCGCTATTCCTTGGTCACACATACGACGGCCATCACCCCGACCGACCTATTCACGGTGTTCCTCTCAGCACGGCCCGCGACCTTCCGTGGGACTACGTCGTTGCCACGGTGCAGGACAACCAAGCAGGGTTCCGGCGGTTCGCCGATGAGGTCGGAGCCAAGTACGTCCTGCAAGTTGGCAACACGAACCAGCACGTCGACTGGACGCTGGACCCGCTGGCCCTCGTGTCGTCAGAGGTCCCCATCCGGGGCCGTGGTGTCGTCTATCACCAGGAGATCGACACCGCCGTCTTCGCCTATCGAGAGCCGGACCCCGAAAGCCGCACGATCCGCTCGTTCGTCAACTGCTTCAACTCCACGCCGTGCCAACGCCCGTTCGACGAAGTCCGTGGGCTGCTCCCCGAGTTCACCTTCGCCAGTCACGGCATCGACGGCCCGGACGGCAACGTCGAGACCGTCGTTGATATCGCCGACCTCATGGCCGGGTCCGCCTTCGGCTGGCACGACAAGGTGCAGGGCGACGGGTTCGGGCACGTCATCCACGACTGGGCCGCTATCGGCCGGCCCCTCATCGGGCACGGTGCCCACTACCGCGGACTCATGGGCGAAGGGTTCTGGCAGGACATGGTCACCTGTATCGACCTCGACAAGCACCCGGTAGCGGAAGCCGCGTCCATCGTGAGGGATATCGTGGCCGACCGGGAACGCCATCTGGCGATGTGCCGAGCCATCCGTGCCGAGTTCGACTGCATCGACTACGACGCCGAAGCGGAGCGCATCCGGGAGCTCCTGTCGTGACCCGCATCCTGTGGTTCGGGGACGCCGCCCAGACCGGCTTCGGGACCGTCACCTGGGACCTCGTTACCCGGCTACTCGCCCAAGGCGACGATGTGCGGCTCCTGTCGCAGAACCAGACCGCCGACCCGATCCCGCATCCGCTCGGGGAGCGAACGTGGGACGTATCTCGAGGAGTGGACTTCCCCGGCATCGTCGCCAACGGGTTCCGGGACGGCTGGAAGCCCGAGACGTGCGTCATCCTCGGCGACTTCTTCGCGGTCCGGGGCTATGTCCTTGGAACAGGGCCACAGGTCACCCAGTCGTTCGCCAGCATCCCCTCGTTCCACTACTGCCCGGTCGAGGGTATCGACCTACCGCCCGCGTGGAAACAGGTCTGGGACATCGTCAAGCCCATCGCCATGAGCGAGTTCGGAGCCGACCAGATAGAGAAGGTGACCGGCGTCCGGCCGCCGATGGTCTATCACGGAGTCAACACGGACGACTTCTTCCCGGTCGCGCCGAACCGACCGGGCAAGGCCAAGGGCAAGGTCATCGTCACCAAGGATGGAGCCAAGTCGGTCTTCGGCTATCCCTCGGACAGGGTGATGGTCCTACGGACCGACCGGCACATGCCGCGGAAGATGCAGAACCGGCTCATCGCCGCGATGGTTCCGGTCTTCGATGCGGTGCCGAACGCCGACCTCGTGTTGCATTGCTCCCCCATCGACCAGGGCGGGGTCCTGCGCGACACCATCTCCAAGCTGTCCCCCGAGCACGCCGCACGGGTCATGTTCACCAACGCCCACGACACCTTCCGAGGGCTGGATAGGAACGCGCTGAACGTCCTATACAACGCCGCCGACATCTACGCATCCATCGGGGCCGAAGGGTTCGGGCTGACGATCGCCGAGGCCATCGCCTGCGGGACCCCGGCTGTGGCGATGGACTACTCAGCCGTCCCGGAAGTGGTCGGACCAGCGGGAGTGTTGATCCCGCCCGCCTACCTCGTCGATAACGAGTACGACCACAAGTGGGCGGCCATCGACTCGGACCTCTTTACCGAGGCCGTCATCCGACTGGCCCAGAAGCCCGCCGTTCGTCGGCAGCTCGGGTCCCTCGGGCCGGCGCACGTCAAAGCCAACTTCGACTGGGACCACTCGGCCGCCCAGTTCCACGACATCCTCGCCGCAGCAACGAAGCAGGAGGCAGCCGCATGAGCCAGTTCGTGACGGCAGCCGAGCTGCGTACGTTCGTCGACATCACCGGGACCACAGGTCGCGCGGCGGACGCGAACCTCGACCTTCTCATCCAGGCGTCGTCGGACTTCCTCGAGCGTGCGACGGGCAGGATCATCACCGCGTCAGCCTCGAACACGGTCCGTACCTTCACCTCGCACGGGCGCGCGAGCATCACGATCCCGGACCTCCGCACGGCTTCGACCGTGACCCGGCAAGGGACGACCCTGACCGCCGACTCGACCTTCTGGCTGCTTCCTTCACCGCAGGCGGCTGACATCTTCACGGGTGTCCAGTTGCATCAGTACAACCTGTACGACTACCGCAGCAATCCAGAATGGTTCGACAGGAACCTGGACCAGCAGTGGTACCGCTACGGCTCGCTGTCGTCCATGCCCAACGACGTCGTCATCACCGGGCTGTGGGGCTGGACCTCCGTCCCGGCACAGTGGAAGCTCGCCACCTTGACCCTTGCGGGGTACGAGTACAAGCGCCCTGACTCCCTTCTCGCCAACGTCTCGATGACACCTGAGGGCGGCATCCTCGACTACGGCCAGATGCCGCCCGAGGTCAAGGAACTCATCGACGGCTGGAAGCTGCCGCAGGATCAGGCGGTGTCCGTTGGCTGACAACCTCCAAGGCGACGAGGAACTACGCCGCAGGCTGCGTGCCATCTCGGATCAGAAGGTGCTGCTCGGACAGGTCGCGCTCATCGCGGTCCGCGAAGCCAAGCACATCGCCCGTGCCGACTTCACCAAGACGGCCAAGCTCGAGCGGTCCATCCGGGTCGGGGCGGTATCGGACAAGTCGGCCACCATCGTCGCCGGCGGTTCGCTGGGCGTGGGATACGCCCGTTACGTCGAGGAAGGGACCGGGCTGTACGGACCGCGCAAGCGCCGGATCGTGCCGCGTCGCGCCAAGGTCCTGTCGTGGACCGGCGGCGGTTCGCGGTTGACCGGCAGGGGTCCGGGCTCTTCACGACGCTTCGCGCAGTCGGTGGCTGGACGCAAGGCGACCCCGTATCTCGTGCCCGGAGCCAAGGCAGCCATCCACAAGTCGGGCGTCGGTGATGCGGTCGTGAAGCTCTGGAACGATGCGGCATGACCACTTTCCGCAAGGACACCAGGGACGGGCTGTACGGCCTTCTGACGGGCTTCCAGACCGCTAACCCAACGATGCTCATCCACATCTACCGGCGTCGTCCGGGGTCGTTCACGGACAAGACCACGGGCTATGTCGGTTCGATGCCGGAAAGCATCGCCCACACCGGAGGCTCCCTGTCGCAGCGGACCATGACGCCGAGCATCGTGTTCGTGATGCGGCAGTCCGAACCGGCCTCCGAGACGGCCGACGCGATGGACCTCCTCGTGGACGCCTTCATCACATACGCCAACGGACTTCCGCACGCCATCAGCAACCAGACAGTCGTGTTGCCGGTGGGCGTTGAAGACATCGAGGTGGACGCAGAGGGCACTCCTTACCCGGCCGCGGTCGTGGCGTTCAACACGATCGCACTAGAGGGCCGCACCTAGCGACCCCGTTTTTCTAGGCCAATGACCCGCCAGACGGCGGGTTTTTTGTTGCCCGCAGGGGCGAAGGAGTGACCAGCCATGCCCATCGCGGGTTTCACACGGTTCCGGAAGCATCAGGTGGGGCCGCAGACCTCACTCGCGTCGAACTCGGTGGCGACGCGCATCCTCCCCTATCGGGGAGCCATCGTCTACGACCCCCAGCGGACCGACCCGGATGTGGATGTCGGGTCGCTCGACCCCATCCTCGCCCCGTTCGCGGGCGCTGCCGAAGTCTCGGGCAACTGGGAGGGCAAGCTCGCCTTCGATGACGCGCCGTACATCTGGAACGGCACCATCAAGGGCGGCGTCACCCCGACCGGGGCGACGGCCAAGGCGTGGGTCTGGCAGGCCGCATCCCTGACAGCGGACACATTCGGACTGGTCACCGACCAGTGGGGCGACGACTACTCCACCGACGTCATCGTGGGCGGCGGCGGGACCATCGACTCGCTGGAAATCGGTTTCGGCGACGACCTGTCGGCCTTCGACGTGAACGCGGACCTCATCTACGCCCGCGCGCAGTTGTGCCAGGGCTTCACCGGTGGGTTGACCATCGACTCGACCCCGAACTGGGTCTACGGCGCTGACACCGAAGTGTTCCTCGACACCACGTTCGGGGCCATCGGGACGACCAAGCTGACCGATACCATCCACGGCGCGACGCTCAACATCTCCAACAACCTCGATCAGAAGCGGTTCGCCAACGGCTCCAACAGCCGCTTCGAGCTCGCAGGCTACGGACGCGGGGCACGAGAGATCACGGTCACCCTCGTCCTCGCCAAGACGACCCAGTCGGTCGCGGAAGCCTGCACCCTTGACGACACTCCGGTCCCCAATCGGTTCATCGAGCTTCGGACCACGAGCCCGGAGATCATCACCGGCGTCATCCCCTACTCGCAGTCCATCCGGGTCCCGGCGCGCCTCATCTCGAGGGCGGACGGCGAGATCGGAGGCAACACCACCATCACCCTCGTTTACCGCGGCTACTACGACAGCGACCTCGGCTACGCGATCAGGGCGGCCGTCGTCAACACATTGACGGCGCTTTGATCTAGCACTTCGGAGGGCACATGAGCGCACTCGATAACGACCTCGTCCCCGTCCCGCTGGGGTACTGCCCATGTGAGGGCAAGCCCCACGAAGACGGGGACGTGGTCTATCTATACCCGGACCTGTCCGTCCCGGCCGGTATCCGCGCCCGCGCGTGGTTCGTGGATGCCATGACCGGCGAACTCGATTCACCGACGCTCCAGGAGAAGATCGCGGGGTTGTGGCTGGAGGTCGGCGTTGCCGAGTGGACCTTCCTCGATGACGACGGTTCACCGATCCCCGTCACGCACGAGAACGTCGTCCGAGCCCTGCCGTACGGGAAGGGGGGACGGCTGGTCGCGGACAAGGCAGACGACCTGTACGTGGACAGCGTTATCACCCCTTTAGCCCAAGGGTTGGAGGCGCTTTCGCAGCGTGGGTCGACCTCGAATGGCCGAGGGGCGACCTCTCCGCGGACGACTTCGACCCGCAAGCCGCGCAAGCCCTCGTCGACCGCCACTACGGCCAAGGCGCCTCCTCCCGGATGACCTACCCGGAGTGGATGGCCGCCCGCCAACTACTCACGGAAGAACGCTTCGGAGCCCTCATCCGCCAATCCCAGAAGGACGAGGCGGACGAGTTCACCCGAGCTGCCCGACTAGCGCCTAGAGGTTAGACCGTGGCTTTAGCCGAGACCGCCAACCTAGTCGTCAAGCTGAGTCTCGGCGGTAACTTCACGTCCCAGATAGGCAAGGCCACGGCTGGGCTGGGCAAGCTGGAGAAGGGTTCCTCGCGCGCGTACAAGGCGGGCGCGCAGATCGGGATCGGCATCAAGAACGCCGGGAAACTGGCAGCTGCCGGTGTTGGCCTCCTTGCCACCCAAGTCGCCTTCGGGCTTGACCAGCTCATCCAGCTGGAATCGGCCACGGCCCAAACCAACGCCGTCATCAAGTCGACCAAGGGCGCTGCTGGTCAGACTGCCGCGAGCATCCGCAACCTCTCCGAGAAGCTCGAAGGTCTTAACGCCACCATCGACGACAAGGTCATCCAGTCGGGTGCAAACGTTCTTCTGACGTTCACCGAGATTCGTAAGGAAGCATTTGAGCCGGCCCTTTTGGCCGCCCTCGATATGTCGACGGCACTGAAGAAGGACCTGCAACCGTCGATCCTGCAAATCGGCAAGGCCCTCCAAGACCCGATCGGTGGTCTGACGGCACTGAAGAAGTCCGGCGTAAATGTTACGGAAGCACTGAAGGATCAGATCGCCGCGCAGTTTGAGCTGACCAAGGAGGAGCGGGACCACTACACAGCCCTTCGAAGGACGGACAAGGGCGCGGCCAAGCGATACAAGGAAAGCCTGAGACAGGTCTCCATCCAGAAGGCTCAGAAGATCATCCTCAAGGAACTCAACACCGAGTTCGGGGGGTCCTTTCTGGCAGGCGGTGCGACCACGGCGGGCAAGGTCGCGAAGTTCGGCGATGCGATCGAGGACCTTCAGAAGAGCCTTGCCGTTGCCTTGCTCCCTGCCGTATCCAACATCGCAGACGCGCTCAACACACTTCTTCGTGACGAGTCCGTTATCAAGTCGACCGAGAAGCTGGGTCAGCAGATCGGCAAGCTGTTCAGTCCGGGCAACATCAAGGCCGGTATCGGAGCGCTCAAAGAAGGCTTCAATGCGATCAAGGCCATCGCTGGACCAATCGCTGACGTGGTCGGGACCTTGGTCAAGACCTTCACGTCATTGCCACCCGACATCCAGAAACTGCTCGTCGGTGGGTTCGCGGTCAACAAGCTGACAGGTGGCCTTATCACCAACGTCTTCGGCGGCATCGCCGAGGCCATTGCCAAGTCGTTCATCAAGACCCCGCTGGTCAACGTGACGGGCGGGGTCGTCAACGTCGCTGGAGGTGGACTGCCCGGTGGCAAGGGCGGCATCCCCGGAGGGATCGGTGGTGCGCTCGGTGGTGCCGGTCTTGCACTGACCGCAGGCACGGTAGTCCTTGCGGCTGGGACGGTGGCAGTCGGGGCCAGCCTCGTACAGGGATTGATCGACCCTGTTGGTTCCGGTGCTCGCGGTCGGGCAAACGCTGGACGGGCAGCTACCGCGTCCGCACGGGGTATCCCCGACTCGAACAACAAGCCGCTGAACGCCATCACGAATGCATCGAAGACTGAAAGTCGGGCCACCCTTCAGGTCGAGCAGGCGGCCAAGCGCGGACTTGCTCAGGTCGTCGCCGCCAACGCCAAGGTCCAGACCGGCATCGAGTCGATGAAGTCCAGGCTCGCTACCGAGCTGGTCGGGACCACGAACGCCGAACGAGAGACAAGGCGTGAAGCGGCCAGGGGTGCTGCTTTCGGAGCGCAGGGCATCACGGCCACGACTAGCGGGGCGGCCACCGTGGCCGCGGCCGTCCGAGCTTCGCGGCCCATCATCACGGTCAACGTCTCATCGACCAGCATCACGAGGGTCACCGAAGTCACCAAGAGGTACGGGAACCCGCTGGCGTCACGGAACATCCGGCAAGGCGCGAACTAAGTGGCCGCCATCTACCTGTACCGAGTCCCCGGTGAAGGCTCGGTCCCCGATCCTATCGAACTCGACTACGACCGGGTCCGCATCTACACCCTCGATGTCACCCAGAACGCCGAGGAAGGGTCGGTCGCTACCTCAACGGTCCTCATCGACGACCCGAACGGGAACCTGGACATCGTCGGGCATCGCATCTTCGCGGTGCAGGAAACCTCCATCACCGGTGACGACGAGTTCGTGTACGTCGGCTACACCGCCGAGCGGAAGATCATCCGAGGACCGTACCGGAACGGCGTCGGCCGACAGTGGGAAGTGCAGCTCGTCGACATCAACACCGTCCTCGAGCGGCGGGTGATGACCGGCTCAGACGCGAACCGACCCGCCGAGACGGACGTGCAGCGGGTCCAGTGGCTCGAGGCGACCAACGAAGGCCACCTCATCGCGGACACCCGCTACCTGTTCACGGCCAATCCGGTGAACATGGACGCCGTCGACTATCGCGGCCAGATGTTCAAGAGCATCCTCGATGACTGCGCCCAATCGTCAGGGAAGGACTACTGGCTGACCTACTTCGGGGACACGTCCAGCCCGACGTATCCGTGGGGCCAGTTCAGCCTGTGGTACGGCTTCCGGAACCGGAGCGAATACGCCTCCACGATCCGGCTATCGAACGAACTTTCCGAAGTCGATACGGTCACGACGTTCGCCTTGAGCAATGAGACCACCAGCCTCAAGCGGGACCCGTCACGGGTCTACTCGGGCGTGTACATGCCGTACGACGGCGGGTCATCGTACGTCCAGGACAACGCGATCGCGCTCGCCTTCGCGCGTCGGGATGCCATCTCGCCAGCCGAGAACGTCAAGACCAACGCCAAAGCCACCGCCCGCGCGACCCGCTACCTCGCCGACATCAGCACCGAGGAAGACGTCATCTCGTTCGGGTTCCAGGTCCCGGCGGCACAGGTCAACGACCTCCGTCAGGGGATGCTGGTCCCGATCAAGGCGACGCACCTTCCGGGCTACGAAGACTTCGTGTCGATGCGCGTCCTGAACCGGAACGTGAAGCAGGATTCGGAGCTCACCTACTTCATAACCGGGGAAGCGGGTCGCGGCGGTGACCCGGTCGTGGTGGGTGATGTGCTCATCGCGGTCATCGCGGTCGGTGCCACCCATGCCAGCCCACCCACGGACCTCTCGACCAACCCGTGGACGAAGGCATTCTGGATCGGCGACTACTTCAACGCGGCGCAGTTCCCCGGACCCGGCGCGGCGGGATCGTGGGGCATCTGGTACCGGGCGGTGGTACCGGGTGAATCCGCCACGGTCCTTGAATACGACGACTTCGCGTTCACCAACAACGCGGCATGGGTCTACCAGGTCTCGGGCGTCACCGTCGCAGGAGCGTCCAGTTCGTCCGGGACGGACAACATCACCAACAGCGTCGGGGTGTCGTCGCTGGTCTCGAGCGCATCGGCTGGGGCCGACTCCATCTTCTTCGGGGGGTTCGGACTCCAAAAGGTCGCGTACGGACAGGTCACCATCATCGTCACGACACAGGGCACGAACGTCATCGACGCCAACGCCTTAAACCAGACAGGCGGGACGTGCACTGTGACTGCGGACACTGCCCAGCCGCGGATGTGGATCGGCTACCGCCAAGGGACAGGCGTGCTGACGGTCGGCGGGACCATCAGTTGCGGCGGCGCTTCACCTGGAGACTACAACCTGTTCGGCCGGGGATACGGCGGCATCCTGCTGCCGACGACCGGAGCGTTCTCGATCAGCCAGAGCGCCTTCTCCAGCGTATCCACTGTTGGGGAGATCCACGTCACCCTGTCGTCGCCGCCATGACCGTCACTCGTCTGGGCGCTGACATCCCGCTGCTCACGTCCGGCATGGGCTTCACGTCGCAGATACCCAGTGGCGGCGGGGCGGGTCAGGTCCCGACTTCCAACGGCTCGAACGGGGTCTATTACGGGCCGAACGTCGCCACGATCACGGCCAACGGCTCGAACGCGAATACGCTCCTCGGGCCATTCGTCAACTTCGCGGCCGGGTCGAATGTCAGCCTGTCGACCGGCTCGAACACCCTCACCATCCACTCGACCAGCGGTTCACTGACCACCAAGGACGAGGGTTCGACCCTATCTACGGGCGTCACGATCCTGGACTTCGTCGGGGCCGGGGTCGTCGCTTCGGGTGCTGGCGCCACGACCACCATCACCATCGGCGGCGGCGGGACATTCGCCGGGGTCCGTGTCAATCGTTCCACGACGCAGAGCGTCAACAGCGGGTCGGTCGATGCCGTCCAGTTCGACCAGGAAGACTTTGACACCAACGCCTTCCACGACAACTCGACCAACAACACCCGATTGACGGTACCGACCGGGCTCGGCGGCTACTACGCGATGGGCGGGTCGGTCGACTGGGCTTCGAACGGTGCAGGGGAACGCTACTTCACGATCCGCGTCAACGGTTCGACGGAGATCGCGCAGTCGCGCATCGGTGCGAACCCAAGCGCCGATACGGGGCAAGTCGTGTCGTCCCTGTATGCCTTGGCGCAAGCCGAATACATCGAGTTCATGGTATACCAGAACACGGGCGGTGCCCTGAATGTCGCGGCGAACGCCCGCGGGCGTAACTTCTGGATGTACAAGGTCGGATGAGTACGCACGTCATCACCCCGCCGCCTGGGCTCGACGTATCCGAGCAGGAACACTTCGTCCATCGCGTCTACCTACTCGCCAAGACCTACGTCCGCGAAGGGGTCATCGACTGGGACGCCAGCCCGCGCACGATCACGTTCACGCCGAACCTGACCGCTCCAGAGGGGACGGTCCTGCAACGCCTCGTCACCTTGACCGGCATCCTCCGCATCACCCCTGCTGAGTGGGAAGTCCTCGAGCCGGACATCGCCGGACTTCAGACGTACCAGAATCTTCCTAGTCCGACGCTCGCCCAGACGGTGCTTGCGGTGAAGGCGCAATCTCGCATCCTCAAGGCCATGCTTCGGTCCTAGCCTCACCCGCGCCGAACCACGCTCCGTCCTACCAAGGGCGGGGCGTTCTTTTGGTTTACTGCGCTGTCACCGTCCCCGACGCCAATACGTTCCCGCCGACGTCCACGACGTCGTACGTCCACTGCCCCGGCGTGACCAGCGCACCCAACGTCAGGCCCATCACTTGCCCCGATCCTGTCAGGGGGACATCGGTCGCCCCAACGAACGTTCCGTCGAGGGAGGCGCGCACCGTGACCGTTCCTTCGATGCTCTTGGTCAGGTGTGCCACGAACGCGGACGGCTCCTGTGTCCCGACCGACGAGTGCTTGCCCGTCAGGACGAACGTGGTCGGGTCGAAGGACTTTCCGAACCAGATGCCGCCTGCTGGAGGGATATCCTGCGCGGCCACGTTGCCGCCGCAAGCCATGACCATCAGCGCGACCAGCAGTAGACGCTTCATCTGTACCTCGAATCTCGTGGACAACTTCGTGGGCCGTCCACACCGCCACGACAGGCTGTTGTCACGGCCGGTCTGCGACGATGAGGGCATCGAACAGCGAAACGAAACGGAGGGCTCCCAGTGCCCGTCATCGACCCGATCCCGTTGTCTGTGGATGAGGCGCGGGCTCTGTCGCTGCTCCGAACCCTCGTTCGGTTAGGCGTGTTACAAGCGCCTCCAGCTCGACGAGCTTCGCCGTCAGCAGCGCCCGTTCCTCGCGGTTGGCCCGAAGCTCCGCCGCCAGCTCGCTGAGAGCGGCAGTCAGGGACACGTCGCCGGCGGTTTCCTCGACCGACTCATAGGGCGGCGGGACGGAGCCGTAGTAGTCCTGGAGCGCGGCCAGTAGTTCGTCGCTGAACCGTGCGCCGTTCTCGATCCGAGACAGCCACGCCCGCTTCACCTTGACCCCGCGTTCGGCCATGTCCTCTATCACCGCGTCCTGGGTACGCGAACCCCGTTGGCGGACGAGCCAGTCTGCGGTGTTCGGATTCCACGGCGTCCCCCGTTTGGTCACGGCTGAACGGTAGCGGCTGTCACACGGCAGCGGGAACCTGACATTACAAAACATCAGTAACTATTGACACACGTTACTAACGCGCGTAACATTCGGGAATGAGCACAGGAATGGACCTGAAGGTCCGCCGCATCCGCCTCAAGGTCACCCAGGAACAGGTCGCCCAGCACGTCGGCCTCTCGCGGTCATGGGTCGCGAAGGTCGAGCGCATCGACGACGACCTCCCTGCCGCCACGGTCAAGCGCATCGACGCTGCACTGCGAACGTTCGAGAATGTGAGCGACGTCGCATGAAGCCCACATCGCTCCTGCTGTTGCCCTCGGATTGGCGCGCAGACGAAGCCCATATCGAGGCTGTCGCCTTCATGGACGAAGCAGCGACGACCGCCACCGGGATCGTCAACGCCGAGCTGGACCGCGACGTCCCCTCGGCCCGTGTCATCGACCTCGCAGGACGGTTGTTCATCCGGGCGGGGCTAGCCAAGCAGGAAGTCCTGCGATTGAGGGGGGCGTCGTGATGCTCGGCTTCTGTTCCCACTGCCATCTCGAAGGCACCGTCTGGCGCTATCGCATCTGGACGGTCGGCCTCCGGTTCATGGATGCGGGGTGTTTCGAGCGGCTCGCCAAGATGGGGCTCGACGTTGAGCCGGTCACGACCGCCGACCCCCGCGAAGCGGACATGGGCATCGCGTGGCGGCGGTCCGGTAGCAAGGCGATGGTTCGTCGCTGGCTGGGTGCGGCATGACGACCGAGACGCTGCCCCGGACCGCGCTATATCTCCCGCGCCATCGAATCGACCCTGCGACGACCGGCGATGCCGATGCCGTGTGCCGGTGGTGCGGTCACGAGTTGGAAGTCTTTGACTGGGGCACGACTCGACGGATGCGGCACCTATCCTCCACGCCAGCCTGCTCGGTCGAGGGTTGCGATCGCCGTGCTATGGCGTGGCCGGGTGTTGTCGGGCGGAACGACGCTGCGCTGTGCACCGAACACACGCCGTTGGCTTGGCGATGACACCCCTTCCTCCCCAGCATCCACAACGCCGGACCGTGGCGCTCCGTCCCCGGAACGACCGCGGATACATCGCACCCCCGTTCCGCGCGCCCATGACCCCTCGCGTGGTCCATCAGCCCTTCGACAACGAGCCGCGCGATCTGGACTGGGCCGAGCTGCGGGACCCCGGCGTCATCCTCGGCGGCTTCGCGATGTTTATGGCCGGGCTAGCCATTCTCGTCCTGGTCTTCTTGGGATCGTGGGCGTGAGCACGGGTATCCAGTGGACCGACGAAACGTGGAACCCGGTCACGGGCTGCTCCAAGGTGTCGCCGGGCTGCGCGCACTGCTACGCCGAGACGTTGGCGCTGACCCGGCTCGCGGGCAAGGCGGGCTATCCCGGTCTTCCGTGGACGCCTGAGAACGCTGCCGCGAACGTGTCGCTCCGGCCCGAGCGGTTGCGTAAGCCTCTGACGTGGCGCGAGCCCCGGATGGTTTTCGTCAACAGTATGTCCGACCTGTTCCACGAACTGGTGCCGTGGGAATACATCGATCAGGTCTTCGATGTCATGGAACAGGCCGAGCGACACACATTTCAAGTCTTGACGAAGCGTCCCGAGCGGATGCGGGCATTGGCGCGACCGGCTCTCCCCAACGTATGGCTCGGCACCAGCATCGAGAATGATCGCTTCGTGGGCCGCGCGGACTACTTGCGCGAAGCCCCTGCCGCCGTGCGGTTCCTCTCGCTGGAGCCGTTGCTTGGGCCGCTGCCGTCGCTCGACCTGAACGGTATCGATTGGGTCATTGTCGGCGGCGAGTCCGGCCCCGACCACCGGCTTGTCAACCCGGACTGGGTGCGCGACATCCGCGACCGAGTAGTAGCCGCCAAGGCCGCGTTCTTCTTCAAGCAGTGGGGCGGGCTGACTCCGAAGTCCGGCGGACGCTCCCTTGATGGGCGGACCTGGGATGAGTTCCCGGCCGTTGCTCCGGTAGCGGTAGGACTCGGGCTGTGAGCGCGGCGTACATCAACGGCTCCTGGTCCTGCTACGCCCTTGAGGGCCGTACGCGGCACTACCTCGGCTGCTCCCATGAGCGGCCCCGTCAGGCCATCGCGCACACATCACCGACGCCCTATGTCAGTCCGTTACGCGCTTCCATCGAGGCGTCCACCGCCGATTCCGTAGTCCCCCCTTCCGGGAGTCGGGTCAGGTCGGACGCCTCGGTTGAGTTGCCTAGCGGCGACTCCGGGCCACGAGGACGGTCCGCGAAATAGGCCGCTCGCTCGCTATGCCAAGCACGGAACGGCGGGCGAGCGGTCAACAGAAGGGGAAACGGATGACAACAGCGACCACGACCTGTGAGGGGACGATAGGCCAGGAGGCCGGCGACTTCGGGTTGATCCCAGTCGGGTGCCGTCAGGTCGTGGGACTGGTGCGCTGGTTCGACTCTCAGGGAACGCAGCACGCCGCATGCATTTGGCATGCTCGCAGCCTAGAACGCCGATACCCGGCGTGTGACCCGCCGTGGCCCGGCGACCTCCCCGAGCATGCCGACGACATGACGTTCGCCAAGTGGGCGGCGGATCGTGACGGTGTGGCGTGATGCACGACGACCACGAACGCTTCCACGACGACTGCGCGGGCTGCCGTGCCGAGATGGACGAGTCCTACCGGGAGCACATCGGTTCGTGGCGAGCTGAACGACAGCACCGCGAGTCGCTAGAGCTCGCCCGCCAAGACCTGGACATGCCGCACGCCTCGGAAGCCGAGTTGCAGACGGCCATCTACCTGGGGCTGAAATGACCACCGAGACGCGCGCACCCAAGACGAGCTGGTGCTGGTTCTGCCGTCGTGCGGTCGACCTCCGGGGCGAGTGGTACATGGTCACGACCCCCGAAGGCGGCGACGGGCTCATCTGCGGATCGTGCTGGGAGAAGGCCGACGAGGGGCCGGACGTGCCGCTGTCTTACGAGGACGACCGCGAAGGGCAGCCCGAGTTCAATGGAGCGTTTTCGACGTGGTAACTGGACGGCCTCTTGTGTTCGATGGGCGCGTCAACAAGACATCTAACGGTTGTTGGCAGTGGACCGGTCTCCTGACGAAGGCCGGCTACGGAGCGATGTTCGCGCGCGGAGAGCACGGCGCTCATCGAGTGTCCTGGCTCCTTCATCGTGGGCCGATTCCTACCGGTCTCCAGCTCGATCATCTCTGTCGCAATCGCGCGTGCGTCAATCCCGACCACATGGAACCGGTGACGGTTCGCGAAAACGTTCTGCGCGGTGAAGGTCCGGCAGCTCGTCACGCCCGACAGACCACCTGCCTACACGGACACCTGTTCGATGAGGCCAACACCTACCCGTACCGAGGTGGCAGGCGATGTCGTCAGTGCGGACGAGATGCGGCTGCGAAGAAACGCGCCGCCATTCGGGAGGGGCTCGACCGATGGTAGAGACGAAGACGAAGGACAAGGGGCTGCACGCCAAGTTGGCCGAGGTCATGGAGGAAGCCGACCGCATCCCGAAGAATGGCCAGTACCAGGGGCAGGGCGCGTTCAAGTACGTGATGGTCGGTGACGCTGCGGACGCCATCCGCAAGGCGCTTGGCTCGCGCGGCGTGTCCATGCTGCCGTCCGCGGTCGAGGTCATCAGCGAGGCCGAGCACGCGACGAAGTCGGGCGGGACCATGTCGACGGTCACGATCCGAACGACCTGGACCCTGACGGACGGCGAGACTGACGAGACGGCGACCATCCAGTCCATCGGCACGGGCGCGGACTCGGGCGACAAGGCAACGCCCAAAGCGCAGACCAACGCCATGAAGTACGCCCTGCTCATGGGCTTCCTGCTCTCGACCGGCGACGACCCGGAACAGCACGACACGTCCGACCGGCTAGCGACCGAGCAGGAAGACTTCCTCGGCAATATCCAGAAGGCGGGCACCATCGCCAAGGGCGGGGCCGAGCAGTATCAAGCCGAGTGGCGCGAGACACCCGACGGACACTCGGTCGGGTTCAAGTTGAAGCTGGTCGGCGAGGATCGCGACATCCCCCAAGTCCTGGTCGAGGGTCCCATCGGTCAGGCGCTCTACATGGCGTCCGCCTCATCGACGTTGGTCGGGACGAAGGTGACCGTAAAGGGTGCTCTTTACAACGTCCGACAGAAGGGCCGCACGTCCTACTACCGGCTCCGCATCGGCGGCAAGCCGGCCGACTTCATCGAGACGCCCGAGGTCCGCATCCCGGCGCTCGATGTCGAGGCCGAGACACTGCCGCTTGCGATGTTCCCTGATGGTACTCCCGGACCGGATGCCGATGAGGAAGCGGCAATCCTAGCCGCGGAACTCGCCGAGGCGACCGCGTCGTGATCCGCCGGTACGCGCCTATCAAGCCGTCCCGAGGGACGCGTTGGAGTGCTGAGGTTCGGGCGCACGTTGGAACGCACCAGCCACCCTGCATCGGTCCACTCGCTGGGATGCCCGGAGTCTGCATGGGCGGGTCCGAACTCGACCACGTACGCGCTGCTCACGGGACGTCGATGAAGTCCGAGTCGATCGCTACTAACGCCGCCCGGTTGTGCGGGGCGCACCACTTGCTCAAGACGAACGCGGGGCGGACGTGGAGGCCCATCCTCATCGGGCTCGTAGCGCATCTAACGCGCGGCTGCGACGCCTGCGAGGCCGAGCACTTGGAGCGGTATGGCGTCCCATTCAGCAACCCGCACGACGCCCACGTAGATCCGTGTTCGCCTGAGTGCCACCGGGTGACGGCATGAAGCTGAAAGGCCCCACCCAGACCGAGCGCCTGATCGCGTTCGTCAAGGCCAACCCAGGCGTCACAGGGCTCGAGCTGGTCAAGGCCCTCTCGATGCCCAAGTACACGTCTCGTATCTCGGACGCGCGGGCGATGGGCGTCCACATCCAGTGTGTGACTCGCAAGGACGGGCGGAAGGGCTACGTGGTGGGGCTGTGAGCCGCGTTCGGATCGGTATCACACCGGGCGCGTGGCGAGTCGAAGACCCCGCCACCCCACACCGCTCCCCAGGCTCGGCCCACGTCCCAGCCGAGAACGTAGGCAGCATGAGGCCGATCGTCCAGTACGGCGGCTTGATGTTGAAGGCTCCGTCCCAGCCGGCTCACCCTTGGGGCGTTGAGGTGTCCGTCCCGAAGTCGAGGCCGACGCCTATCTGCCGGGTGACGATGCCGATCACCGGTGAACGTTGTGCTCGCACTCTGGGACACCTGGACAGTCATCGTTCGCGCCGGATCATGGATGCCGATGCCCACCGGCGGCATCGTCGGTACGTCGGGCTCGCATGACGATCCTCGGCCCCGTGCCCTGTCAGGGGTGCCGCCAACCCGTCACGTGGTGCGGATTCTACTGGGAGAGCGCGTTAGGGGAGCCGCACAACTGCCTGAACACACGTTCGGTTCCGCCTACTTCGCGGTACAATAGCCGTGTCGGTAGTAGCGGCAAATCGAATAGGATTGCGACCGTCGCCCGTGTCTCGGCTACTACCCGTGATGCGGGCGACGTCGCGTCTATCGAGGTAGTAGCTCGATGAGCCGTTCTGATGGCTTCGCGGTCATGGATGTTTCCACGTCCATCGTCCACGATCCGAAGTTCCGCCAGCTCCACCGCGAGCGACCCGACCACGTAGCCCCAGCCTTCATGGCTTACGTCGCAGTCCTGGGTGAGTCGTGGAAGGCCGGACGACGGGTGAGCGTCACCGATGCGTGGCCCGCCCTGTTGCCGTTTGATGCCGAAGTCGTCGTGTCGATGGTCCGCGTTCGTCTCGTGGAACGAGGCGGCTTGCCACCTCGAAAGGCGTGGGACGAGTGGTATCGACCGGCCTACGAACGGCGCGTCAAGAGCCGCGACAGATGGGCGCGGTACAACGCGCATCGCGACGCGGTTACCACGGACGTACCGCGCGGTAGCGACGCGGATACCGCGACTTCCGTTCCTTCCGTAGTCCTTCCGTCCGACCCGTCCGTCCCTCCCGCTCCTCCGGGTCAACACGACGTTGAGTCTAGTGAACAGCCGCCGACGCCCATTCGCCCTGTGAACCCTGGGAGGACGGCATGAGGTCCTTCTCACGATCCGACTGGGACGCCTCACAAGCGGCGTGGAGGGACGGCGAGTTCTCGGACGAGTGGAAGGGCGTTCGTCATCAGGCCGCGATGCGAGGAATGATCTATCCGCCCGAGGGTACCCGGTGGGACTCCTGGGATGACGACGAACCGAGTCAGCGGGCGATGCTCATCCGGGCTATCCGTGAGACACCGCAACTCTTGGCGACGGCCATCAGCCGGTCCCACTCATGGGGCCAGGTAATCGAGTACGTCATCAAGCGCCGAGATGACATCCGCGCCGAGCTTGATGAACGCGAACGCGACAAGGCCCGTCAGCGCGCCGAGGAAGCCGGACCCCGCGAAGCCGTGGCGTCCCTCAAGGCGATCCTGAACCGGATCGGTGACTCATGAAGCTCGGAGACCCGATGATCTGCGACTGCCCCGACCACCCCATCCCCTGCCATCGCAAGCCGAAGAAAGCACGTCGTCAGTGTTCGGCGTGCATCGAGTACTGCTACCCCGAGAAGGAGCCTGTGCGATGACGACGGACGAGGAACTGCGACGGCTGGCTGAGGCCGCGCGGGTGGATGAGGCCGACCGTTACGCCGGGAACGGGTGGTATCCCGCTGCGTTCTTCCGAGAAATCATCGATGCGGCCGACGGCCCGCTCATGGAGGACGAGGACGCCGCCTACATCGCCGCCGTCTCGCCCGATGTCGTCCTCGCCTTGCTCGATCGTCTCGACGCCCTCTCGGAGCCTGTGCGATGAGTGAGGCCGAGCGGGAGGCGCTGCGAGCCTTGGCCGCACGCTGGGACGCAATGGCGCGTGACCGGGAAGCAATCGCGCCGACCTACAGCCACGAAGCGGCCAACCTACTGGCCATCGGCATCCTGCGTGAGAACGCTCAGGCTCTCCGTGCCGCCCTCTCTCCCGAACCCGAGCCGGACGTGTGCCTCTATCCCGGTTGCGGGATGGATGCGGTGCACCGCGACAAGCGCGTCCGTGCTGATATCTGCCCGACCTGTGGCGGCACGGTCCTAGCGCCGGAGTCGCTGATGGGCCACGTCCGAACCGCACACTCAGACCGCATCCTGCCGAACGGCGACTACATGGACGCCCTCTCTCCCGGACCCGAGCCGGTGGCGGAACGCGGGCGAGCGTCGGTCCTGCCAGAAGGCGTCGTGGCGCTGCCAATCGAGGGGTTAGAGGGCAGAGCGCGTGCCGTCTTTGTGACGCGGAGCATCGCCGGGTACGAGTCCCTTATCGCTGACCTGTTCGTCGCCCTCCGGGCCGCCCTCGGTGAGAAGCCATGACCGAGCCGGGTGGGGTGGGGACGGAGGCGGGACGGACGCTGCTGCGTGAGCTACGGGACGAGGCCCCTAGTGGCGGCGCTGCCGACATCCTCGCCATCGAAGCCGAGGCCATCTACATCGGAGCGATGGCGGAGCGCGAGAGGATCGTGAGGGCGGTGGAGGGGCTGCCGACCCTGCTGCGCGAGATGTTCGGTGCTGGTCTGACGGTGACAGACCTGATCGACCGCGCCGCCGTCCTCGCCGCCCTCCGAGACGAACCGTGAAGCTCCTGGCCGCCCTCATCCTCGGAGCATTCACCGCCACGCTGCTGGTCCTGGTGGGGATGTCGCGGCGGGGCGTTGTGGCGCCGGTTCGGTTCGTGGAGCCGTACGACCCGGAAGCGATGTTCGTATGAGAGTGCTGGAGCTGTTCGCCGGCACCCTCGGCTGGGGCAAGGCGTTCACCGATCGCGGACACGACGTGTTCAGCGTCGAGCTGGAGCGCGACTTCCCCGGTGTGTCGTTGTACGCCGACGTGTCGACCCTGACTCCCGACGACCTTCCGTGGCGGCCCGACATCATCTTGGCTTCACCGCCTTGCACCACGTTCTCCGTGATGACGATGGGCCGGAACTGGACCCATGACGGGATGCCCAAGACACCGGGAGCGGTCGTCGGGGCGACGCTCGTCCTGGCGACGTTGCGTCTCATCGACCAGTTGCAGCCGTCCTATTTCGTCATCGAGAACCCGCGCGCCCGTCTGCGGTCGCTCGGGTTTATGGACAACCTGGACCGCCGGACCGTCTGGCAATGCCGGTACGGGCGACCCTACGCCAAGCCGACCGACCTCTGGGGTGGGTTCCCTCCGTCCCTGGAGTTGCGTCCGATGTGCCGGAACGGCGGGTCGGATCACACGCTTGCACCGCGCGGTAGTCGGACCGGCGTCCAAGGGGGCGACTTCCGGGGGTTCGGCTGGCGCTCGGGCTACGAGTACGGTCCCGGCAACAGCAAGAGCGACAAGCGCAAGGCGGCGTCTCGCGCGGTCGCCGCGATCCCGTACGACCTGTCCCTAGAAGTCTGCCTTGCTGCCGAGCGTGACTTGGCGATCGGTGCTCGGGCGTTCCATCTCGAGCAGGCGGTCTTGTGGCCGGCTGGAGCCGTCGCGTGAGGTTCCTCTGCGTCCTGCTGCTCGTAGGTCTGGTCGCGACCCCGCGCTCAGAGCCTGACGGCCAATCCCAAGTGGGTGCGGGTGAAACACGTCAGACTCTGAGCGGGGCGTCGCAGAACGTTCGCGCGGACGGCTCGGGAGAGCACAAGACCGGTGCGGCGGGGACCCTAGGAACCGATTGGGAGACGGCCATAAACCGGACCCATTCCTACGGTCTAGCGAGTCCGGTTACTGAGAGCGACGCCCCGTCGCGTCCCGTCCGAGGATATGCGACCTGGTACGACGCCCCATCCCCCCAAGACGCCGCGGCCGGCCCGTCGCTTCGCAAGGCGCTCGGTCGACACTGGCGCGGCTCGACGGTGCGCGTCACGAGCGGCGGGCGCTCGGTCACGGTCCGGCTGACGGATTGGTGCGCCTGCGGTCCGCGACACCGGACGCCGACTGTCCTCGACCTCGACGACGTTGCATTCGAGCGGCTGGCTCCGCAATCGTGGGACCCGGTTGATGATGGGCCGTTCCTGTCACAGGGCGTCGTCCGGGTCCGGGTCTCGGTCTTGGGTCAGATCGATGTTCCGCTGACGCGACCAGCGCCGACCGGACCCCCAACGGACGTTCAGTGACCGACAAGACGTGGCTCAAGGTCTCCGAGGTCGCCCACGAGCTCGACGTAGCCCCGGCCACGGTCCAACGCTGATGACCGACCCCCGTGAGCCGTATACACGCGAGGAAGCGGCCCGCCTGCTGACGATCGATGAAGCGGCGGCCCGTCTTCGCTGCAAGCCGGCCGGCGTCCGCAATGCGATGGCCCGCCACGAGCTGGCCTATTGGGTGGTCGCCGGTCGCAAGCTGACGACCCACGACGCCATCGAAGCGTACCTAGCCAGGGTCTACACTCCGCAGCGTGAGGAGCCGCCGAATGTCAGGCGACGGGTCGGTGTATCCGGTAACGGTGACGGACCCGGAGGGCAAGCCGCGGACGGTGTGGATCGCGCAACTGTCGATCGGGCCTCGCGGGTCCCGAAGCTATCGAAGACGCAAGCGACCGACAGAGGCAGCCGCAAAGCGAGCGCTCAAGGCACTCCGCGACGATCAGGCGGCCGGTCTGGTCAGGACGACGCACAGCCTTGGCAGCTTCCTCCAAGGATGGTTGGCTGAAACCGTGGACGTTCGGCCGAACACCCGACGCGGCTATGAGGATGCGATCGCGCATTGGCGACCGATCTTCGATATCCCGCTTGACAGCGTGCGAGCCGAGCATATCGAGCGATGCGCCAATCGGATGATGGCGCTCAAGGGCAAGACCTATGTCCCGGCATCTCCGAAGACCGTTCGAAACGCGCAGATCGTCCTTCGGTCCGCCCTCCGGGTTGCCCATGAACGCGGCTACGTCCGCCGGAATGAGGCGCTGCTCGTCAAGCTCAAGACGGTCCCGCGCCAGCGTCGCGAACCCCTGACACCGGACATGGCTCGGCGAATCGTGGCGGCCGTGGCTGGCGATCGGCTGGAGGCGGCCTACTGGTTGGCCTTGTTCGGGCTCCGCGAGTCCGAGATATTGGGCTTGTCGTGGGCGGCTATCGACTTCGAACGCGGCACGGCAACCATCTTCGAACAGGTCTACGGGTCGGGTTCGAAAGCTCGCATGGCACCGCCCAAGACCGAGGCGTCGGCCGATGTGGTGCTGCTGCCGCCGGAGATCCTCGCAGTGCTCGAGGTCCATCGAGCGAACCAGCGCCCGGAGCGCATCAAGGCTGGCCGGCCAACGTCCGAAGGTCTCGTGTTCGTTAACCTCAAGGGACTTGCCGTCAACGGATCGTGGTTCACCAAGCACTTCCAGCGGCTGCTAGCCGATGCCGGGTTGCCGCGGATGACCGTTCACAACCTTCGGCACGGGTACGCGACCCTGCTGGCCGCCCTCCAGGTCCATCCATCGGTCGCGCAGCGCCTCATGCGCCACGCTCGTCCTGAGACGACCCTCGGTATCTATACCCACGTCACGCGCGACCAGGAGCGGTCGGCGTCTGATGAGGTCGGTCGGCTGCTTGGGGAGTCACCGAGGGAGTCACCACATCCGGTAGCGAAGTCGTGATGATCGCAGCAGAATCTATCGAAGCGACTGATCCACGAGGGAGGATTGGCTCCGGCGGTAGGACTCGAACCTACGACCAAGCGGTTAACAGCCGCCGTGCTTTCGGCTTGATTCACGCACGAATCATGGGTGACAGTGCGCTTCGGGGAGTCACCGAGGGAGTCACATCCGGTAGAATGGTCCCTGACGGGTCTATCGTCGAGCAGCATACAATCAGCGTCCGAGCCGTCCTTCCGGATAGACCCCGGCGGGGCGGCTCGCTCGCATTCGGAGGGTCTATCTCCGTGACTGGATGCTCGCTGTACAGGTTCTATGATGCGCAGGATCGCCTACTTTATGTTGGCATCACATCGGTCGGTCCGCAACGATGGGCCAACCACGAGGCGCACAAGGATTGGTGGGTCCTAGTCGTTCGGACGACGGTCGAACACTTCCCGGACCGAGTTAGCGCGGGGAAAGCCGAGAAGGCCGCCATCCTGGCCGAGCAGCCCGCTCAGAACGTGGTCCACATGAACGAGCGGACGCCGAAGGGACCACGCCTCAAGGGTCGTCATGGGACGGGAACGGTCTTTCTCCGTGAGGATGGTCGCTGGGCTTTCGTTGTGCGGATCGCGGGCAAGCAGCATTGGTTCAATGTCAGGTCCGAGGCCGAGGCACGTCTACTTCAGGCGTGCTACGAACATCGGGGGGTCTTGGCGGCGACCCGCCAGAAGGCGATCGACATCCTCGCCGACGGCAATGGCTACGGCAGATGACCGAACTCCTGACGCCACAAGAGGAGCGCGTCGTCGAGGCGATGCGGACCGCTAGGACTGAGGCCGAGGCCGCCGAAGTGCTCGGATGGAACCGGCACACCGTCCATGCATACCTGCGGTCCGCGCGAGCCAAACGGAACGTTCGTACCACTCGCGCCCTCGTGGCTGATTTCATCTCCGTACACGAACAGGCGTAGCGGGGAACGAATCGGGCGCGCACCCTAGAGCGTGTCCCCTCGACAGCCGTTCCGCCACGTCCGGGCTCCGTCGTGGTCCCGTGAGTGATCCCGGCCGAGCTGTACGGGCCGTTCGGGGCGCTGGCCGTTCTCGGTTTCGTGGTGGTGGCAGTCATCCGCGGCGACCTCGTGCCCGGGTTTATCTACAAGGCAGCGGTAGCCCGAGCGGAGAAGTCGGACATCCAGGCCGAGCGGACCGCGACGGCGCTGGACAGTCAGGCCGCCCAGACCGCCGAGATGTCCAAGTTGCTAGCAGCCTTGGCGAAGGCTGCCGCTGATGCAGCCCCGGTACATGGCGCACCCAAAGATGGGTAGCCGCTGGCGCGAGTTCGTCGAGAACATCCTGCCGTGGTTCGACGCGACCGTGGAGCGTTCCCGTGATCGCCGGACCGAGGCCATCCGCCAGCGGTCGATCGCCTCGCGCATCCGGGCCGAGCGGGTCATTGACGACTACCGCCGCGCGTCGAAGCTGGCGAGCCGAGCCGGTGAGCGGGTCATCGAGGAAGCGCGCCGTTCCGATGACCGGTGAACATCGCGACGCTGTTGGGACTGCTGGTGCTGGTCGTCGGCGTGCCGCTCAACGTCTACGTCGTGGTCCGGCTGCGGCAGCTTCACCGACAGAACCCCGACCTCCTGGTCCTGCGCGAGCGGGGCATCGTCGGGACGGCGGTGCTCATCAACGTGGTCGTCTTCGGGCTGATCTTCGTGAACAACGACATCGTTCCGCCGATCCTCGGCATCGACCTGACGAAGCTCATCACGCGGGTCGTGGTGTTGTTCATGGCGATCGTCCCGGCGCTCTATTGGCTCCGGCTGTATCGGGACGCGTGACGTGACCCGCACCCTCATCCGCCGAGTCCCCGTCTGCGCCAACTGCCACGGCAAGTCCGGCCACCCACCCATCGAGGGCGACGGTCCGAAGCTCGTCTGCTACCCGTGCGTGATGCGGCTGACCCATTTCGCCGCCGTGACCAGCAAGGGAGAGCGGCCGTAATGCCACGCGACATCATCGTCCGACCCCAGCGGGGCCAGCACGTCGTCATCAACCCGGAGGGCTCGGCCAAGCTGACCTCGGCCCGCATTGCCAAGGACAAGCTCCAGGCGCGCGTCATCGTCGAAGGGACGTACGTCGAGCCGCCGCCGCCCGTGGACCCGCCGCCTGTCGATCCCCCGCCCCCGCCTCCTCCGCCGCCGCCAGATCCGACCATCTCGTTCTTGAAGGGCTTCGGAGCCGAAGCCAAGGGCGGGACGGTTCCTGCGCTGTGTCGGACGGGGAGCGACTTCCGCGCCGCAGCCGTGCAGCCCGATCGGCTCATCACGTTCCCGGCCGGAGCGGTCATCGACTACGGGACGGGCGGGTTGACGATGGCCGAGTACCTGACCATCGACGGCGGGAAGACCTCCACTCTGGTCGGCGGTTCCCTCCAGTACAACAACCATCTCCGTATGTTCGACAACCGACGCCACTACCGGCACATCGCGTCGGGGGCCGCGGACATCGGGTGGGCGAAGTTCGACAAGCATGACATCGCTGTCTACCGGAACGACATCGTCGCCTTCGACGACTTCGGTGAGCCGGACGGCTGGCTCGACTTCACCCGCAACTGCTACAACGTCACGATCGCGTTCAACCGCCTGATCGGCCTGCCGACCTATGGCCACAACATGGCGATCCTCCTGTCGAACGGCACGAAGTCGGTGTCGGTCCACCACAACCACTTCCTCGACTTCCACGAGCGGCTTCCGGCCGGCCTTCCGGGTGACTCAGGCGGTCCGGTCCCAGGAGCGAACGAAGTCACATTCGACAGCCTCGGCAACGTCATCGACGGCTGCAAGTCGTACGCCCTGACCTGTCAGGACGGCGGCCACGCCAACGACCGCTGGAACACGTACAACGACCCCAGCCGCGGCACAGCGATGTCATGGGCCTTCGACATCGAGACGGCCGACTCGCTGCTCTATTCGCTGGGTTCCGAGGTCAACGGCAAGCCCTACTCCGAGGCCAACCGCTCGACCCCCTTCCCGGCCCCTGACACGTCCTACGGCCTGTCGACGATCGCAGAGCACCGGGCCTTGACCCTCGCGAATGCCGGGGTCCGGCCGTTCGATGCCGTGGCGGCTGCTGCGATGGCGAAGTGGAACAGGGCATGAGCACCTACCTCCCGACATTCGTCAAGCAGCTCGACGGCTCAACCTTCGCAGGGAGCAACTGCAACTGCGCCGTGGCCGCGATGGCGCTTGATCGGGAGACGCTGGGACGGGACACGACCACCGGCAAGCGCGTCCGCCAACTGACCGGGGACACCTCGGGCGGCACCACCCAACGTCAGGTCGTGGATGCGCTGATGCGGGGCTGGGATGCGGATCTCGACCTGTCCCTGAACATCAAGACCGCCGACGCCCTCAAGAGGCTCGACTCGGGCCAGGGGATGATGTTGGCGGGCCAGTCTTCGGCCACCCGCGGCACCAAGTGGCAGGCGTCCGAGACGTTCGGCGATAACCACCAATGGTGGTGCAACGAGCGCCGGAAGAACTCCCAGGTAGCCGGCGGGTACCAGTGGCTCATCATGGACCCGCTGGGTGATGGTCGACGCCCCGGCATCGCTGACTTCTCCGAGGGCCTGTGGCTGCCGCAGGAAGTCGTGCTGTCGTTCGCCCGCCGCCTCAACGTGTCGGCCACCCCGGACAAGACCTACGTCCCCATCGGCGTCGGCAAGTTCTACGCCGTGTTCACCCACGACACCGAACCTCACCTCGTGCTGCGCAAGGGCGCGCTGGAGATCTCGCCGTCGCGGGTCATGGTCGTCAAGGTGCCCAAGGGCCAGCAAGCCAACGTCCGCTCCGGTCCGTCCACCGCTCACAAGATCATCAACCGAGCCCCCAACGGCTCCCGGTTCCGGGCCTGCCAGCGCATCAAGGGCACCGTGCTCGGTGGTGACGCAACGTGGTTCGGCAACATCGACAACACGAGGTGGCTCCATGCCAGTTCATTCTGAGCCTGATCCCAAGCCCGCCGACACGACCGACGAGCCCGCGCCTGTCGAGCCCCGTGACGATGACGTAGGCGAGACCGGGGAGGCCGAAACCACGTCGGTCACGATCACGGGCGACGACCTCGTAGTCACCGAAGACGACGGTGAGCCGTGACGACGGCCACGCAGGAGATCGTTCTCGCGGAGCTGGAGAGTTACGCGCGGTCTCACGAGGCTCTGAAGGCAGGGCGCGGCAAGGTGGACGACGTGCTCGGCTTCGTCGATTGGTTCAGGTCGGCATATAAGGCACCGCCCCGCATCCCTGACGCTGACTGGCCGAGTCCCGGCTACCTAACCCCAGAACCGGACCCGACCGGGCCGGAATACAGAACAGGAGAGTAGACAATGAAACTGTTCGGACGTGAGCCCACCCTTTGGCTGGCGGTCATCTCATCGCTGATCGTCGTCATCGGGACGTTCGGGCTCGACTTGCTCAACGGCCAGCAGGCCGCCCTCATCGTGGCTGCGATCAACGGCATCTTCGCCGCGATCAACGCCTACGCGGTCCGGCCCATCAGCCCGGTCGCATTCACCTACGCCGTGGGTGCCATCGTGGCCGTCCTCGGCGCCTATGGCCTGAACCTCCCCATCGAGACCGTCGCGACCATCAACGCGGCTGTCATCCCCATCCTGGCCCTCCTGAGCCGTGGTCAGGTCTCACCCGAAGAGACAGCCGTCTCGACGGCCTAGGCATGAGGCAGTTCCGCGAGACCCCGTACTCGGTCGACCACGAGGCATCCGTCCGGCGCAAGGCCCAGGCGCCGAAGAACCTCCTCGGCTGGTTCCTCGAGCAGTTCCGGGCCGAGATGCCGAGCCGTATCCACGCGGCCGACGTGTGGCGGGATCAGGTCTCCCCTGACGAAGCCAAGAACGGCATCCAGGCGGTCGGCGGCTCCCTGCTCGGCTCACCCCGGACCTCGGATGCCTTCCGCCGCTACATCGAAGCCTCACCGTTCATCACCGAAGTAGCCGAGTACGAGGGCCACAAGGACCCTCGGACCCACTACGCCTTCCCTCTCCGGGCAGCCCTCGCCACACTGGCAGGCCGAGGTCCGGACACCGACACCTACCCGTTCATGGCCCGTACCCTGTACCGGACAGCCCTCCGAGACGGGGACTGGGACGGTGCCTGTGCCTCGATGGGCATCTGCGAACCGGTCCGCAAGGTCTACATCGAGGAAGCCCTGCGCCGGCTGTGGCATCGGTACGAGGTCGAACCACCGGCACGAACGATCAGGACGACAGCGGCTTAGCGTATAGTCACAAGCGCCCACCGTCACGGGGTAACGGACGGACCGCGAAGCTCGGATGCGGTGTCGAGCACCCACTGTTTCAACGACGGTGTCACATGCCCGCCCGACGACGCTACTCAGAGAAGACGCGCGCCAAGGCTGTTGGCATCGCCGCAGTTGAGGGCGTGACCGAGGCGGAGCGCCAAACTGGGATACCCAAAGAGACGATCCACTACTGGGCGAACCTCCCTGAATACGCACAACTTTGCACTACCGCGCGCGAGGTCGTCGTACAGCAGTTCTGGGTCGGCATCCAGGTTGGCATCGAAGCGGTCACGGCTGGACTCAAGGGTGACGCTCCCCTAAACCACAAGGCGGATGCCCTTCGCACCCTGACCGACAAGTACGCCCTGCTCAATGGCGAGGCCACGGAGCGGACGGAGAGCATCACCGATGGCCTTCCACCAGATGTCAAGCGCGCTCTCCGCGAACGACTTGGCCGAGCAGTACGTGGCGAGCACGACGCCGGATCAACAGGAAGCGACCCTGTCGGAGTTGGACCAGGACTGGGAAGCTCTAGCGAGGCCGACCCAGTTAGCACCTGAAGGTGACTGGCGAACATGGCTGGCCCTTGCTGGTCGTGGATGGGGCAAGACGCGGACCGGTGGCGAGTGGGTCAACCAGTCTGTTCGTGAAGGACGCTACGGGCGTTTTCACCTAATTGCTCCGACAGCGGGCGACGTCCGGGATGTCATGGTCGAGGGGGAGTCCGGCATCCTGTCGATCTCTCGTCGGCATGAACGCCCCGACTACGAGCCATCCAAACGTCGGTTGACGTGGCCGAACGGAGCCGTTGCCTCACTGTTCAGTGCGGACGAACCGGACCGCCTTCGTGGCCCGCAATGCGAGGCCGCATGGCTGGATGAGGTCGCTGCTTGGAAGTACCCCGAATCGTACGACATGCATCTCCTCGGCTTGCGTCTCGGGAGTGACCCGCGTCAGGTTGTCACGACCACGCCGAGGCCTATCCGCATCATCCGGGAGTTGGTCGCTGATCCGACGACGGTCATCGTCCGGGGAACCACGTACGAGAACCGGGCCAACCTAGCGTCGGCCTTCTTCGACCAGATCATCCGTCGATACGAGGGCACCCGCCTCGGTCGGCAGGAACTCTACGCCGAGATACTGGACGACGTACCCGGAGCGCTGTGGACACGGGAACTCATCAAGACCGGGTTCGTGCCGAGCATCCTCCGTCATGGCGAACCCGAATATGACCTGACCCGCGTCGTGGTCGCCATCGACCCTGCCGTCACATCGGGAGAGGACAGTGACGAGACGGGCATCATCGTGGCCGGTCTGGATGCACTCGGCCGAGGCCACATCCTCGCCGATCGCTCCTGTCGGCTCTCACCTGACGGATGGGCTCGACGGGCCGTGGCTGCCTACCGCGAGTTCGGAGCAGACCGGATCGTGGCCGAGGTCAACAACGGCGGGGAGATGGTCGAGGCTGTGCTTCGAGTCGTCGACCCGAACATACCGTACACCGCAGTCCACGCCTCCCGAGGGAAACGAGTAAGGGCCGAGCCCATCGCCGCCCTGTACGAGCAGGGCAAGGTGACGCACGCCGAGCCCTTCGCGGACCTCGAAGATCAGCTCTGCTCCTACACCCCCGAATCCGGGGACAGCCCGGACCGCATGGATGCCCTCGTCTGGGCATTGACACATCTGATGCTGGGGTCGGGCACGACCGGTGACTTCTCGACCGTAGCCTAACCGGAGACCCCCTGTGCCGACTTTCGTCGACCGCCTTCTAGGGCGGACACCCGTCCCTGAGACCAAGGCCGTCGTCACCGGCAACGGAGGCACCGGACCGGGCGTCTTCGCCTACCAGAACGACATCCCCCTGTGGAGTGCCAGCCGGAACCATCGCAGGCTGATGAAGCAGGCCCAGGAGCTATACCACTCGGACCTCGTCATCCATGCCGCCGAGAACAAGGTGTCCAGCCGAGCGGCAGGGTTGCCGTGGCACCTCGCGGACGAGGAGGGCGACGAGGTCACCGACGAATCACCGCCGGATCAGAAGGCCATCCGCGACTGGCTCGAGAAGCCACAGGCCCAGTTGGTCGGTCGCAAGCAGATGGGCCGACGCGACCTGTGGAAGCTGACCCACCGCCACGACGGGCTGTGCGGGACGACGTTCTGGTACCTCGACCAACGGACACTGCTGACCGGGGCACCGCTGGTCACGCTGTACATCAACCCCGCCCGGATGAGCGCACAGGAAGACGCCAACGGGACGTTGCTGGGCTGGAAGCTTGACGCCGATGACGAAGGCCACGGCGGGGTTCCGCTGGAACTCGACGAGGTGTTGCAGTTCGTCTACGACCCGCCCGACTGGGGCCACTACGGCATCGGACTGGTCGAAGCGGCGGGCAGGGCGTCGGCGCTGTCACGATCCGCAGACAGGCACGTCGAATCGGTCCTGACCGGTGGCGGGCGGTTGGCCGGGCTTATCTCGCCCAAGCCAGGCACCATCGTCGGAGCTGACGACTGGGCGGCGGCTGTCAGGGACTGGCGCAACATCGGCTCGGACCCCGAAAGCGCCAAGCGGCTTCACATCGTCCGAGGCCCGGTCGACTTCGTCCGCACCGCCGCCACGCTGCACGAGCTCGCCATTGTCGAAGTCGCCAAGATGTCCCGCGAGGACAAGCTGGGCCTGTGGGGCGTGCCGGAATCCCAGTTGCCCTACCCCTCGGCGGGCGGGCTGAACTCCGGCGAAACCAAGGGCTATGACGAAGCGGTCCTGATGCAGGGTGCCGTCCATGACCGGGTGACGCCGTTCCGTGAGGTCATCCAGTTCCAGGTACTCGACCGGATCGCAGCCAACGGCGGGCCGACGCTCCAGCTGGTCATCGAGGAACCGGAGTTCGACGACGAATCCCCGGCCTACGAACGGGCGGCCAAGGCACGCGAACTCCCCCTGACCCGCAACCAGCGCCTTGCCATCATCGGCCTCGACCCGCTCCCCGACTACGACCTCGAAGGCAACCCGCTGGGAACGGCCATCGACCTCCCTATCGGGCTCACCGTCGTCGGGGCAGGACCGGGCGAGGACGGCAACCTCAAGCCACTTCCCGAGCCGGACCCAGTACCGGCTCCCTTGGTTGCAGCGCCTCCCCCAGCGGTTCCCCCGGCCGAGGGGGAGGTGCCGACCAAGGCCAAGCCGATGCTGCTGGGCCTTCGGAAGACGGTCGATACCCGCTTCGTCGCGTCCACCAAGCGTGACGTCCAGAAGGCGCTCGCGGACCAGGCACAGGCGGTATCCAAGCGCGTCCGTGCGCGTGGCTCCAAGACCATGAGCGTCGGATCGTGGTGGGATGAGAAGGTCGAGGACGCCCGACTCCGCAAGGCCATCGAACCGCACAACCTCGCCATCGCCGAGACGGTGAGCGGGCGGGTGTCGGACTTGCTGGACAAGCCGAAGAAGGCGTCGTCGTTCGAGGATGTCGTGGCCCAGTACGTCCGGGTCAAGACCGGCGAGCGCATCTTGGGCATCAACGCCACCACCCGAGACCTCATCGCCAAGCTCATCGCGGACGGGTTCTCGCAAGGGCTCGGAGCGGCTGAGGTGGCTGACAGCATCTCTGTCGCTACCGCGTTCGACGAGGCTCGGGCCGAACTCATCTCCCGGACCGAGGCGATGCTGGCCTACAACGAAGCCGCCCTGTCCAGCTACCGCGAGTTCGGGGTCACCGAAGTCGAGGCGCTGGACGGTGATGACGATCCCGAATGCGCCGAGCGTAACGGTACGGTCTGGCCGGTCGACGAGGCGTTCGGCATCCTCGACCATCCGAACGGGACGCTCGACTGGGCTCCGGTCATCAAGGCGGCCCCTGTGGAGACCGACGTGGACCGTATCAAGTGGCTTACTGAACCCACGCCCCCGGTTCAGGTCTTCGTCGGCAGCTCGCAGCCCGGTACCACGCGGACCGTCATCGACCGCGACCCGCTGACCGGACGGGTGACCGGGACGCACGAGGAATACGTCGGTGCCCCTTGATCCCCTCGCAGCAGCCTTCGTCGCGGTAGAGGAGAACGCCGACCTACTCCGTGGCCCGGAAGGACCCGAGGGTCTAGCCGGCAAGGCGGGTCTGGACGGCAGCCAGGGGCCGCAGGGAGACCAAGGCCCGGAAGGACCTCAAGGTCCGAAGGGCGACCCCGGCAAGCAAGGTTCGAAGGGTGACAAGGGCGACCCCGGTGAACGCGGTGCCGATGGCCGGGACGGGGAAGACGGCAAGGACGGCCGACCCGGTCCGCGTGGTCCGAGAGGGTCAGGCGGCAACCTCGGCGGCGGATCGTCGGGCGGCGGTGGCGCGGTAGCGTCGGTCAACGGCCAGACCGGCGTCGTGGTCCTCGATGCTTCTGATGTGCCATTCACCCCAGCAGGCACAATCGGCGCGACGACGGTGCAGGCAGCTATCGAGGAAGTGGCAGCCGAAGCGGGGGGCGGCGGTATCCCGCAGGGCGGGCCGCTGACCGAATCGCTGGACGCGGACGGGTTCACCCTGACCAACCTTGTCGACCCGACCGACCCGCAAGACGCTGCGACGAAGCAGTACGTCGATGACAACGCGGGCGGTAGCGGAGTCGCCAACCCCCTGACCTCGGACCTCGACACGGGCGGGTTCCTCATCAAGGGTGCAGACGATGGGTCTGCGACCGGGGCTAGTCTCGAAACGACCGCCGCCGGGTTGGGCGAGGGCGGCACGGCCACCATCATCGGGGGCGCGTCAGATGACGGTACGCCGGGAGCACGCTTCAATGTCGGTGGTGCTATCGACGGTGAGGCCGGGACGGTGTCCGTCACTGGTGGCGATGGACCGGCGGGCGGCATCGGCGGAACGGCCGAACTCGCCGCAGGGGCGGGTGATGACGGTGCCCAACTCGGGGCGTCAGTCATCGCCGATGGCGGGACCGACACCGACCCCGGATTGATCCACATCCAGACGAACGGCGCGACGGGCGAACTGGGCGAGTTCCTTGGCGCACAAGGAGATGGGACAGCCGTGTGGACGGTCCCATCTCCTCCGGCCGATGCCATCGCATTCACGCCGGAGGGGTCCCTTGAGGCAACCGACGTGCAGGCGGCCATCGTGGAAGTGATGTCCGAAGTCTTGACTATCGCCAGCAACGTCGCCGCCTTCGTCGACCCCCTCACCGCGACCCCCGAAGCCATCGCCCAAGCGTTGATCGACGCCGGATTGATGGCGGCTTCCTGATGGCGCAGCGCGAAGTCCTGTTCCTCGATGACGGCTCGGGCCATCAGGGCTATGACGAGCTGGTGGCGGATGACCTTCCAGCCCCAGCAGTCGAGATGGCCCGAGTCGATGGCAACGAAACCACGACGAGCACCAGCTATGTCGACCTTGCCACACCTGGACCGGCGGCCACCATCACGGTCCCGGCATCGGGCAAGGCGCGAGTCACGATCACAGCCGCGGTGTTCAACTCGGGCACGGACCAGTGCAGCGTGGGTATCGCCGTCTCCGGCGCCACGACCACAGCCGCCGACGATGCACGAGCACTCCGGACGACCATCACGGCCGCCCACTTCTGGCGGGTGAGCATGTCGACCGTCTTTACCGGCCTCACGCCTGGGTCGACGACGTTCACGATGAAGTACAGGGTGAACGCCGGGACGGGTAACTTCTCGGTGCGCGAGATCAACGCCGAGCCGGTGACCTGATGCCGACCTACAGCCGTCCGTCCCTGCTGGATGCCGACCTGATCGAAGTCTCGCAGCACCTTCTCAGCAAGGGCATCACCTCATCGTGTGGCAAGGACGCTACCGCGATGTTGATCGTCATGGACGGCACGTCGGGTCAGCTCGATACCGCGATGGCCGACTTCCCCAACGTCGGATCGTGGACGCCACCTCCGACGCCGTTGGATATCTTCTCGGCGTCCCTGAACCCCGATGGCACCGTCCCCCCTCCGCTCGTGGAAGATGCGGTCGAGATCATCGTCCCTGAGATCGTCCAGACCATCGAGGGACCACCGGGACCGCAGGGTATCCAAGGCATCAAGGGCGACACCGGGGACACTGGAGCCAACGGGGTTCCGGGTATCCAAGGCCCACCCGGAACGAACGGCACCAACGGGGCGCAGGGTATCCAGGGGATACAGGGACCGGCAGGGTCGCAGGGCATCCAGGGTGTCCCCGGCCCCGCGGGAGTCCCCGTCTACGCCAACCTAGCCGGAGCCACCGCCCTCGCCCTCGCGATCAACGATGTCGTCAAGGTCACACCCACCGCAACAGCAACCCTGACCTCCACCGTCCCGGCAGCGGGCCATCAGCGGGCGGTCATCCTCGTCCAGTCGAACACCACTGCCAAGACGATGACCTTTGGGACGGGATTCAAGCCGGTCGGGACGCTGGCGCTGGGGACCACGGCCAACCGGGTCTTCGTCGTGTCCTTCGTGAGTGACGGGACCTTCCTTTACGAACGAAGCCGGACCGCCGCGATGGTCGCGTAGGAGCATCCATGAAGAACCTGACCGCGATGAAGGCGACGCCGCTCGACGACGACGCCTTCCGGCTCCTCGCCCATCCGTTCGGCGGACCCATCCCGTATCCCGGTGCCCCTCGAGGAGCGGACCTGGACAAGCAGTGGTTCGGTGAGCGGACCGACTTCAAGACCGGCTGGTTTCCCTTCCGGCTGGTCGACTGGCACCACCGCTCGGATGCCCCGTCGAAGGCTGACATCCTCGGCAAGGCCGTCGACCCCGAGACGGACGAGGACGGCCAGTGGGTCACCGTCTGGCTGAAGCATGGTGAGCGACGGGTGAACCTCGTGCGCCAACTTGCAGAGGCGGGCGGGCAGATATTCGGCTCGTCCGAGGCGGTCCCGGGCATGTCCCGTATCCGCACGGTGAAGGGCGACATCGTCCCGTGGCAGCGCGACATCCCCGGCGAGATCGTGCTCTGGCCGTACATGCGCCAAGCCCTCTCGACCTCACCACAGAACACCCATTCGGTCATCCGTTCCCTGAAAGGAACGATCGACGACCTCGCAGCGACGGGCGATGCGCCTACCGCTGCCTTCTTCAGTGACCTCACGACCTACCTCGACTCCCTCGCGTCTTCCTCGGAAACGGGCAAGGCAGGGCGCGTCGTGGCGGCTCGTAACGAGGCGCGGCTCCTAGAGGCCCGCGAGCACATCGACGAGGCGTACTACGACCCGAAACGGCGTAGGGCGGCTCTCCTTGCGCTCGACGAAGTCCTGGATGAGCTGAGCAAGTACGTCAACCCCGACACGTAAGGCACCCGGCGTGTCCTTAGTCCCCGAAAGGACAGGACATGTCAGATATCGACAAGCCGAGCGACGACATCGCCGCTCTGCTCGGTCGCGCTGGCGAGCTCAAGGCACAGCTTGAAGACAACAAGCTGGACCGCGACGGGCTCGCCGAAGTGCAGGCCAACCTCGGCACCATCCGTGACGAGATCAACGAACTCCAGAAGGCGGAGAACGAGCGAACGGCTGACGCCGAGCGCAAGGCCATCCTTGCCGACCTGGAGTCCATCAAGACCACGATCGGCAATCTCCGAGCCCCCTCGAAGGCCGACCGCATCGGTGGCAACCGCGCTGCTTCGACGGAGAGCGACGAGTTCTTCTTCGCGGCACTGGCGCAGGCCAAGTCCCGCGACTACTCGGTCCAGGAGGCAGGCAAGGCCCGTCTCGAGGACATGGGGTCGACGTGGCAGGACGTCCCGGCCGAGAGCAAGGCGACCGTGGGTGGCAGCGATGCCGCTGGCGGCTACCTCGTCCCCAACCCGGTCGTCACCGCGATCAACTTGCAGGCCCAGCCGTTCCGTTCGGTGACGGACCTCTTCACCAACATCAACGGCGTCCGCAGCTCGGCCGTCGACATGCCGTGGGAAGACACCGCCGACTCGCGGGCCGTCATCGTGGCTGCTGGCGTGACGAAGGAGAACTCCAACTTCCTCGTCGGCAACTACACCGCGACCCTGTACACGCTGGCCCGCATCTTCGATGTCGGCAACCAGCTCCTTCGCCAGTCCGAAGGCGCGGCCGAACAGCTCGTCCGCTCCAAGCTCGGTCGAGCGTTCGGTCTGGGCGAGGACTACTACGCCATCCAGGGCAGCGGTTCTTCGGAGCCGTACGGCCTGCTGACGGCGATCGGCACCTCGGGACCATACGTCTCGACCTTCTCGTCCCCGTCGTACTCGACCATCGCCGGCAACTGGGCCACCGCGTTCGCCACGATGGCGGCAGCGGTCGCGCAGCGCGGCGCGATCCCCGACGGCGGGCTGATGAACTCCGGCGACTACTGGCTCGGACTCGCGTCCGGTGCCGATGCAGCCGGCTTCTACGTCGACCCAGCGGGCGGAGGGATGAACTTCGACCCGAACTCGGCGGGCGTCACGGGCGCAGGCCCGTGGGGCATCCGGCTCCGTCACTCCCCGAACATGCCGAGCGATTCGGCCGTGGTCGGTGAGTTCTCGGCAGCCACCTTCTTCCGAGGCCAGGGCTACCGGGTGGACGTCTCGTCCGAAGCGGGCGACCGCTGGGACAAGAACCTCACCGGGTTCCGTGGTGAGGAAGAGATCGCCTTCGACGCACGACCGACCGTCTACACCGGACGGTTCCAGCGCGTTACGAACATCAAGCCCTAGCGGCTAGACGGCTTCGCCGGGTGCGCCGACAAGCACCCGGCTTCCTCATACCCCGTACGGAGGGCAGCACATGGCGAAAGCCAAAGAAGTCAGCGATACCCCGGCCAAGGCACCGACCGACCACCGTCTCGTCGCGGGTCAGTTGATCGCGGACGAGACCGCCGAGCGCGAAGCCAAGCAGGCAGCCGCCAAGGCGAGCGCGGCCAAGGTCAAGCCCGACGCCGATGGCGACATCGACCAGCGCATGGCGGCTCTCAACGCCGACCACGTCGCGATGGGCGCACGACCCAAGTAATCCCCCTTCATGACGGCGGGCTCGGGTGCCCTCGGTCCGCCGTCACCTACAGCACCGAGGGCACAGAGAGGGCACCACATGTACGACGTCAGAGAAACGACGTTCAGGACACCGCGCGGGCTCGTGGCACGGATGGCTATCCGTGACGGGACCAACGACTGGAACACACTCGCAGCGTGCA